CGTAACGCTAGCTGTGCTATCTCCATTGTTGTTAGAGTTTCCTATGTACAGACTAGTTCCACTTTCAGGTGTAAGTACGCTAAATACTGCATCTTCTAAAAATGTAATAGCTACTATTTCCTTTCCTGATACAGCAGTAGTTCCTGTCTCTAGTATAGAACCTGCTTGTCCTAGTCCAATGTTGTTTGATTCATTGACTGAATATTTATGTAATGCCATCTTGTTTCTCCTTGCTTATGACTTACCGAGCGTGACTTGTCTCATGGTCATATTGGTTATAATAAAAACCCATCGCTGGGTATAATAACGTAGCTAGTAGCAGAACCAAGTTTACCTTGATTATCTGTTCCTTTTGCTTTAGCTACTAAATCTTCATACTTAGCTCTCCACAATTGAGCAAACCCAAGTATTTCTGGGTCTTCATCTGCAGAAGCTTTTATTTCAAATAATTTTGCAATAGTATAATACGTTAATGCAATGTGATATATTTTATCAAAACTAGGGCTGTCGCTATTTTTTAATGTAGTAGTACCAGACCCAGAACTAGCTTCAAAATCCCAATCATTTCTAGAAACATATAAACGTATTTCTTTTACTTCACTAGGACTTGTAAATGTAGTAGTTGCTGATGTGCTTGACTTAACAATACCTATTTGATTGCGCTCAATCCACCAATTATGTTTTTGTGCATTAGTTCTAGCCATTATGTTATATCCACTTCATCTGGAGGTGTAACTAAACGTTGAATAGTATAGTTATTATAATCTACTTTATTTACTTCTACTATATGTCTTTGGTCTGTTTCACTACCATCACCATCTAAATCATTTAAATCATAATAACGTTGGTCTACTACAGTATTAAACGTTTCAACACCTTTTAATATTTTAGTTCTACTAGTAAAATCTCTAGACGCTTCTGTTAAATGCAAAGCTATATCTGCATCTGATTCATCAGGAAATACTTTTTTAATGTATGCGTTTAATTCTGTGTGCGTCATATTTTAATAGGCTTTCTTAGAGCCTCTAGAACTGGATTTTTTTTTTACAGATTTCATCTTTTTCTTTTTTGGAGGTCTTCCTCTTTTAGACCCATAAGTACCCTTGCCTTTTGGCATATTTTTTTCCTTTCACAAGAGGAGGGGCATAAAGCCCCTCGCTCTTTATTTTCTATTATTAAGAAGCCTTAGTAATAGTTATTTTACTATCTACTCCAGAAAATCCAAAAACATACCATGAAGTACCATCAGATACTAAATCACAGTAATCGCCTTTAGCTCCACCACTTACAAAAGTAATAGTGTCAGCATCTGCGTCTGATTGAATTGCTTGAGCAGCATCATTTGTTGCACTTATAACTGTACCAATCATAATATTAGAACTAGAATTAGTTCGTACTTCTGGAGAAGCACCACTTACTGTTAATATTATTTTAAACTCCATGCCCTTTTCAGGAGCAGGAAGAACAATTACATTAGCAGCAGAACCGTCAAGTAGAATTGTTTTTCCACTATCAGCTTTTGCTAAAGTAACTGAACTTGATACAGATTTTACACCTGCACTTGAACCACCTAAATAAGGTCTAGCCATAATAAGCCTCCTTAATCTGTAATTTTAAACAGAGAATGACTCTCAATTAGCTGTATACCAAGTCCTTCATCAGACATATATTGGTCTTTAACACCATCAAAGGCATTGTCAGTTTTAATATTAGCCTGATACATTGCTGGTCTGTATTGTGCATGAAATAGATTCTCATCAGAAACTGCAACCATGTATTTATTATAGTCATTTCGCAACGCTGGGGTTGGAATTAACTGTAACATGCCATGAGGTGTTTCAAGTACTCTATAATTAAAGCCTAATGAATCACGTTTCAT